TCACGGACAGGACGTCGCCTAGGTCCGTGTCAGATACCTGGGCGAAGTCTGTCCCGTCATACAGGAACATCTTGCGGTCAGACGCGCAGGCCAAATGGGTGAAAGAATAGGTCATCGACACGCGGCCACCGTTGCCAACGTCTCCGATTGCCTCTGTGCCGCCGTTAGCGTCGATGCGGGTCAGGGTTGACCCCAGCACCATATACAAAGCGTCACGCCACACGATGCCGCCTCGGCAAGCCCCTGCGCCTGTGCCGCGCTGGATAAGCCCCTCGGCTGGCTGCAAGTATCCGTCGCTGATGCCCTGCGAACCAGCCACAGGCACAAGGTTAAGCGGGTATTCTGCCGCGAAGTCTGCGGCTTTATCGGTCTTAATGCCGGATAAAATGGGGATCTGCATGGATCAACCCTGCTCAATATCGGTGACATCAGGCGCGACGTAGGGGCCACTTTCGGCCAAATAAACGGGGTCATCGCCCCAAGTCCGGTTGCCCTGCCCTGATGGGACGAGGTGCGCGTCCATCTTCATCGGCATGGGCGCGGCGGATAGGTTGTAAAGCGAACGCAGCGCACCGCGTGCGGCCTTCTTTGTGTCCGGTGATGGCGTCTTGCCGTAGCTGGGCGCAAGCCGCACAGCGAGGTTCATCACTAGCGCGTCATGCGAGGCGTCGGGCGTGAATGTTTCCTCGTCCAGATCGTCAAACGTGGGGAAATAGCCCATCTTTAGCCCGTTGGTGGACCATGTGGATACCATCCGGTCAAGCTGCTTTAGCGCGGCCTGCATCTGTTCGGGGGATAGGTCGAAGGCATAGGACGCCAGACCAATCTCGGCAAAGGCGTCAAGGATGATCTGCCGCTTGGTCATGCGCTGGCCTCCGTAAATGTGGAAAGGACGCCCCCGAAGGGACGCCCAGTTTGCTTATTGGTTCGGCAGGATGATGCCGCACTGCTCTGGGTCCAGAACAGTTGTCGCGTAAAGGGTGGTGAAGCGCGTTGTAGCGCTGCCCTTTAGGTGGTCGAAGGCGTAGGACATGATCAGCGGGACGCCGTTCTTGGTCGTCGCGGTCATCACGTTCGCACCCTCGCCCGATGGAAAGGCCAGCTTGCCGTAATCCAGCGTCACAGCGCCTTGCACCCAGAACGGATTGACAGCGTGTGTCGTGGTGTTGGTGAACGTGATGGCAGCAGCAGCACCAGCTGCAGCGGTGACGTTCTGGTATGGACCAGTTGCCACAATCGCCGGGGTGATGACGAGGTTAGCGCCAGACTTAGAGATGACGCGGAACGTTTGCAGCTTGCCAGTGTCCGACTTATCGATCTGGTGAACAGCATTCACGTTGGCGATGGTGAAAGCATCACCCGCCTTGATGTTTGCAATGTTCGCGCCAGCAACCGTTAGCGTCATGCGGCGGTTGTCCGTTGGAACGTCGCTCGTCATCGCGGTCACAGTGTGCGACTGAGCGCCGGAAACGGTCGTGCCGGTGACAGTGCCAACGCCAATCAGGTTGACGGTGTTGTCGGTTTCAAACGTCTTGAAACCTGCAATGTCCGGCACCTTGGCGGCTTGGTATGCCGACAGGTTCTCGGCGGCGCTGTATGCACGGTTCCCCAGTTCTTTCGCCACTGGGAGGTGGTCGAAGGGGTTCATGAACAGCTTGCGCTCACGGCCCATGCCAATGCCACGGGACAGCATCAGAGCGCGGGCTTCCGCACCGAACAACCAATCCATGTCGCCAGCCTTGGCAACCACGATAGACGCTTGGCTTGCCACGGTGTTGTAGAGGTTCAAGTCAACCTGCGCGGCCAGTCGTTGAGCAGCGGCCTTGCCGGATTCTTTGCGGTGTTCCGGGTCGCGCATTTCCTTGGCGTCCAGAGTGATCTTGACGTTGTCGGGGCTGCGGAAAACGGTTGGAACAAAACGCTCAACGAGGTCCGTCGAGTTGGACGCGGAAATGTCCAAGCCACCGACCACATCAACGTGGTAGTTTTGCTTCTTGTAGAACGTATCACCAGCGCGTTGCATGGTGGTTGGGTCGGGGTAGCTTGTCTTGGCTTCCATCGACAGCACACAGGCCGCGTCGTAGCCCTCAACGTAATCCTCAAACATCAGTTCGAGGTCTTTTGCCATTTGATTGGCCATAGCCTTTATCCTTTATTGTGCGGCGGCGCGTTTAGCTGCGAAATACGCAGTGTAATCGCCCGTCTTGTCGGCTTCCGCTTTCACGGCTTCCAACTTTGCTTTGGATGCGCCGCCAGCCGGGGCAGACCCGGTGACTTTGCGTTCAGGGGCGGGGGCCTTGCGCGTGCTGACCTTCATTTGCGTCTCCAGTCGTGCCAGCGCTGCGGCATACTTTACGGGGTTTGTGATTGCGGCGATTTCAGCCAGCTTTTCAGGATTGCGACCAAGTGCCAGGATGACCAGTTCCGGGCGTTCAACTGCGTCAAGCAGCATCCCCTGCCGGTTCGTGTCGATCTCTGCCATGAATGCCGCCTCGGCTTCGGGAAAGTCCGACGCCCTCAAGGATGCCTTTGCCTTGACGTAGGTCTGGACCTTCTGGTCCCATTCCTGCGTCACAGCCTTGGCCTTGGCTTCATGGTTCTGCTTTTCGCTGACCCAAGTGATTAGGTCGGACTCGAAAGCGTCTTGGTCATAGTCGTGCGCTGCCAGTGTCGGCTTTTCGCGCAGGTCATTTTGGGCAGGGCCGTCGCGCTCGGACAACTGCTTTTGCAGCGCCTTGCGTTCACGGTCAGCTTCGCGCAGCTTCCGGCGCATTTCGCGGATGACAGGCGTTTCCTCAGAGGCTTCCGCCTCTGGCGCATCATCGCCAAATGTGACTGTTAGCTCGTCGCTGTCGTCGTCAGCATCAGCCTCAGTCGTGTCAGGCTGTTCACCCTCAACGTCCGGCTCTGGTGCGTCCTCGACTTCCGGCTGTTCAATCTCTGGCTCGTCGCCTTCGATCAACTCAGCTTCTGCCACGTCGTTTGCAAAATCCTTCATCACATTGTCCCGTCTGTCTCGCCCGTTCAACGGCTGGGCGGCTGGCCGTTATGCCGGTGCGCTGGATTGGTCCTCAGTCACACCGGAAACCTTTGACGCGCCGAGGTCGTAAGCCTCCTCAAGCGTCTTGATTGCGCGGGCGCGGGAATAAGCAGCATCCGCGTCCGTCTCGTCTATCTCTGCAATGGTGCGCTGCGTTTCGGCCTTGGCCTTCTCAGCCTTGGCCATTGCTTCCTCTGCGGTTGCCAGCAGCAGCGCGGCGTTGGCGTCTGGCGGTTGGTTCGCCTGCGCCTCGTCCATTTCCTTCTTTTCGTCATCCGTCGGATCGACAACGCCCATCCCGACCAGCTTCTTGCGGGCGTAGCGGCGCACGTCGCTGATACCCTCGCCTTCCATGTTCATCAGCGCCATCGACCCCAGCACCATTTGCATCTCGGGGTCAGCGGTCATCTGCATCATGGTTGTGAGGCTGCGGACGGTTGCCTGTCGCTTGGACGATGACGAAGGGCCAGCAATCGCCACAACGTCAAACTTGGCGCGTTGCAGGTCGTTTGTGTAACGCACCTCGCCCGTCTCAACGTCAGTCGTGGGCTTGCTGTAGATCGTGACCATCTCGCTGTCGCCAGACGCGCCCACCGATTTCATCTTGCGCCCCGGCTCAATGATGACATCGCGCACCATCGACAACCACACCTCGCCAGCACGCTTCACCGCCTTGGCGAAGTTGCTGAGATAGATTTCCGTCTGCATGTCCAACCGCTTTTGCACGGCCTCCATTGCGATGCCGGATTGGTTGGCTTGCAGTTCGTCGCCCTGCTCCTGATTGCCCAGAATGTCGCGGACGGATTGATCGGCCAGTTGCAGCAGCGCAGCCATAGCAGGCGGAACCATCGGCGGCTTTACAAAGCCAATTGGCCCCATTGGCGTCTCATTGCCTGCCGCGTCCTCAACGGGGTTGATCAGCATGTAGGCGTAGTTTTCAACGGGGTCATTCGCCCACCGCATTTCGTGGCCTGCCATCTGCTCAGACGTAAAGATGGGCTTTTCAATCGGTGACTTGGCGCTGATTTCAGCAAGGCCCGACATTTGCATATTCAGCAGGCGTTGCGCATCCTTCGCTAAGCGCACATGGCCCATAAATCGTTCAACGTTGTCAACAAACCAGCGTTTGCCAAACACGGGGATAATCGGGATCAGGTTGCCCGCGATATAACCCTCGTCAGACAGCACCTTGCCGCCAGACATGATGTATTTGCGGATCTTGCGGCGCTTGACGGGCTTGTCACGCAGCCACACAGCGCCCTTTGCCGTCAGATCGTCGGACAGCGTGTTGTCGTCGCCTTCGAACTCGTCAGCGCGGAATTTCTCCTCGGACCCGTCAAGGTGCATCCACGTTTGCAGGACTTCCGTGACTTCCTCAACGCGGTAAACCTCGGCCACATACACCACGTCAGGCGTGGCCCATGCGAAGCCGCCAGAGGCTTCCGTGCCTTTCGGCCACGATGACGGGCTGTCGCCCCAATCCGCCTCGTAGGCGTCCGGCGACATGGCCGTCAGCACGTAGCAGGTCTTGGCGTCAGACTTGTCCTGCCGCTTGGCGTTTAGGTCGAAGTAAACGCAGGTGTCCGCGTCATAGATCGGCTCAATGCGGATGCGCTGGCGGTCGTCGTCCTCGTCCTCGTCGTCCTCGTAGTCAGTCCGCAGACGGAACGCACCAAAGCCGCCGCCTAGGGCTTCCTCAAATGCGTTGTCCA